ATTTGAGCATACTAAAGATGTAGCCCCAAGTGAATTAGTGTTCCGAAGTGTAGCAGCATTTTGACTACTAATGTTAGTCGTAGCAATAATTGCAGATGTTGTCGTGCTGGCAATGTTTAAGTCGCCAGCTATATTTTGAAACAATCTTGTGCTCCATGATATAGCGCCGCTTGATGGGTCTGCATAGCGAAACTCTATTCTATCAGAAGCATTATTTACAAATACTCCTAAACTGGCTTTTGTAGTATCCTCTCTCTGGTAATTGCCCAGAGCAAAATAGGCGTTGTTTAATAGTGATGTAACAGGGCCATCATGAACGACAGAACCTACGCCTTCTGTAAGTGCTGGATGATCCATGTATATTGCAGTATCATAACCTCTTATTGTACTTAGATTAATACTACCACGTTGCTTATCTGTCTTTACAGATAAGTAATTGTTTACATTCAAAGTGCCCCCGAAATATGCAAGGCCACTAACGTCTGTATAAAATCCTTGAGGTATAGAATTAGGTGTATAAAAAAATACTCTAGCGGATCCATCGCCTATCAAGTCAACTAACCACCTAACTTCTCCAGACACCACCGCAATTCCTTCTGGAACAGTAAAACGAGCTTCTGGAGCTTTTAATAATGTTAAACTACCTGTGATTGCATCACAAGTAAACAGCCCTTCTGTTTCAGAAGCGATATAAATCAATCCATTTTCATAAGCTAATCCTTGTATTTTAGGAATAGGACGCTCTAAATCTAAAACTCCAATAAAAGCAAATGTTGTGGCATTATAAATCCATAGCTTAGAACCATCACAGTATGCTGATGCATATGCAATATTGTTTACTCCGTCTACGGCAATTGCAGATGCTCCATCTGGCTGAGATACTGAGATATCAAATTGACTAACCAGAGCCAATGTGCTTGTGCTGTATAATACAATCTTTGCATTCGAGTTTAGGCCACACCCTCCACCATTATTTTCTGCTGGAATATATAAATTTCCGTTATAATAATCTGCATCAGACAGATGGTTAATTATGCCAGTAAGCCCAGTAAACGGAGTTAGATTTGAAAGATCAACAGACCATGTAGAATCATTATTTAACCTATAAATAGCATTAGAGCCAATTGCATAATGAAATGTGCCATCCCATGCATACCCCTGATGCGCATTTAATATTAATGGAGAAATAAATGTTTCAGTAAGCCCATGTCCTCCAACGTGCGCACTATCAGAAATACTAAACTTGGCATCCTGGATAATGTCGTTTTGGTTGATGATCGCCGCGCCTGCGTACAAATCGTTCACCGATGCTTTAATCTCGTTGGCTTCGCTCGCTAGAAACTGATCACCTACGTTTTTTGTTGGATATGTAATTTGTCCCATTAGCTGAGTTTGAAGTTAAAGGTGTAATTAAACGCATCATTCATGTCGATCAACGGAACGGTTTCCATCAGTGTTTTCGTGCAGAAGATGTCAATCTCCCGCAAGAGTTCATCCGGTTCGGTGATCGACTTGATCACGTAGTCTTCGCCCATGTAGTTTAAGTACAAATCGCGCCCGTTATAAGGAACATCGATCCGGGTTCTTACTTTAAAGAGCAAGGGTTCGTAGAGGCCGGTAATCCCTAAACCCGTTGCCCGTTGATTAGCGGTCGAACCGTTCACTAATTTCGCCCACGAATTCGCCAAAACAACCCGCGTTACCGTATTTCCTCCGTACCCGTCCGGTACGTCTGCTACCTGGTAAACCAAAACGCGCTTATCGTAGTCCCTTGCTATCATACTATATTTTCAGGAATCGTTTTCGTGCAGAGAATATCCAGCTCGCGTTTGTTTACGTCTGTAATCGACTTAATCACGTACTCTGCTCCCTGATAGGATAAATATAGATTCCGGCCGTTGTAGGGTAAATCGTTTCTAAATCTCAATTTAAAAATTAACGGCTCGTATAAGTCCGTGATCCCTAAGGTGGTGGCCCGCTGTTGCAAATAACTTATTGAATTAACGCGTTTCGCCCAGGAATCCGCTAAGACCGTTTTCTGCACCGTGTAGCCACCGTACCCGTCGGGAAGACTTTCTACCTGGTAGACCGATATTCTCTTATTATAGTCTCGTGCTAACATGGCTTAGAATAAAGGAAAACGTCTGAATGGATTGAGTGCAAACTGTACCGATTGAGGTACTAAGGTTGTACTTTGTTGTTTTTCGCTGTTGTAATACCAGACTTGCAAAATCGCTAGTGCCGCCTGAATGAAGGCTGGCGGAACGTCTGAAACCTGGTCATACCCTAAGTTCAGTTCTAAGGTATCCGCCTGCATCGTGTATTTCGTCTTCGTGTTGAAGGTTTTGGATGTATAATCATCTGGATCACTCGGCTCCACGACTGAAACTATCGGAAAGTCATAGATTTCATACACGTTCGAAGCGCAGAACCAGGGATCGTTATTCCCGTAATAGGTCTTGTTTTGTTCCACTAAGACGTGATTGGTATACTGTTCGACGTACTGCAAGGCCGCCTCGATCATCGATTCAATCAAATCATCATCAGCCGTGAGTGAATCGTCTATCCTGAGATAGTTCTTCGCTGTGGTTAAAGGTATAATCTCTAAATAATCCGTGATCATTTTTCTTCCTGTTTGGGTACGTATTTAACTGATACTTCCTTCTTTAAACTGGTAGTATCAATATGTGAACGAATATACCATTCTTTTAAATCATTGACAAGATTTTCTCTTTGGAAGAGAATCTTCTTCTTTTTCAAGGGACAAGTGGTATTGATCGGAAAGTGTTTGGCGGCTAATTCTTCTAAACTCATAATCTTTTAAACTTATATTCTTCTGTTTTAATTGTCTTTGCTTGGCAAGAGTTAATCTGTTGATCAGTCCAAAATGGGGCAATCCTTAATTGTATAGCATTAATTAAATACCATTTACCTCCGTACCATTTTCTTCCCCATTGGAACTGTGTTATAAAGAATTTCATCGTATTAAATGTTTAAATAGGTCTTCTCTTAATTTATTGACTTTCAACAGGTCGTAATGTTCTCTGCAGTGTTCGGCTAACGCTGCCCCACGATCCTGCGCATAGTTCGGGTTATCCACGATGTATTGGATCTTCTCTTTCCAGTCTTTAGGCTTAACGTAGTCCACAAATGGCTCATCCAAAGGATTCCTAAATGGGTGCAGATCACTAGCAAGCACCATAGAGTGACCACACCCAGCTTCCAAAACTTTGAGATTCGATTTATGTTCATTGAATTCGTTTTTTAGCAATGGAGCTAAACAAATATTGAGTCCTTTGTAATGATCCATGTAATTATGTATGGATATTTGATTAGGCAGTTTTAAGCCTTCTACGAGCGTAATGTCTTTGTAATGGCTCATGCCTCCGACAAACCCTATTTTACCCGTGTAGGGCTGTTTTCCGATGTTAAACTGTCCTTTCTCGTAGGCAATCGCATTCGGCACTACGTGAACGTTCTTATTGTAGGCTTTTACCTTGTCAGCTAGTTTGGCATGCGTAGTCAACACCACATCCGCTAGTTTCAGTGAATTAATGATTCGTTCGGCCATGCCTTTCGCCTTGAAATGATGATAGAGGTAATGATCGTTTCCTAAGTGCCAGTAATCATCTATGTCACATACGATCTTGATGCCCATGCGCCTTAAATCATGTAAATTATGATTCGGGATGCGGTTGAAGAAATAGATCGATGCTTTTGATATCTCCTGCGTTTTCGGTAGTTTCAAGTACTGCGAAGGCAATACCGTTCTATGGTAGTCACAGCTTGCGTCACGGATTACGTTAAACAGCATCTCTATTTTCTTTTAATACCTCGTACACCTTTTGAACGGGTAGTGTAGGAATATGGTCATCTATTATGATCGCATCGGGTTGTAGACCCCATGTCATCCCCTGATTCGCTAACAAATAATTCTTCACATTCAAGTGGTAGCAGAAATGCGAAATCCCCGTTACGATGGAAATACAACCATGAGTAGCCTTCTGCAGCACGTTGCAGAGTTCCATGGCGCTTAAATCAAACAGTAACGAAACATTTTCCGGAATCGGATAAGCAAAGTCGTCGTATTTCGAGTTCCCTAAGATCGCAAAACTGTATTCAGGCATGCTTCTAATCAGTTCGATCCAGTTGTCCATGCTCCATTTCTGCTGATCCGGTGCGCTTCTTCCGTAGGGAGCAATGATATAGTCATAGACCGGAACTTCCACATCGATGATTGTTAGTTCTGCTTTTAACGGTTCAGAAGGAATCGGATAGCCCATGAAGGGATAATGCGCCTGACTCATAAACAAATTGTGCTGATGTGACAGCGTAAACGCTCCAGAAATATTCAATTCCTTGTCGTGTCTGGAACATTCACAGAGTTTCAGTTCAGGCACTAACTCATAGA